CCGCGTGGTTTGTGTACTGAGATACTTTTAATGTAGTCTGCAACCCCTTCTGGCGACACCATAGAGTTTTCTTCTATGGGTAATCAATAAAACTTATTACCTGCAAACTCATAAGTATATCCTTGTCTGTTGCAAAAGGATATGACCTTATCAGTTAGACCGACATACAATTCATTTTTTCTTGTATCAAACAAACGGATCTTTCCATCCCACCATTTGTTTCGATACTGGGGCATAAACTTAGCCCCAGGTACATCAAATGTAAAATAATCTGATAGTTCGTGATAAACGTGAGGTTCTGACTCAATGGTAATATAAACTTCGTTCTTCTTCTTGATAACCAAATGAGACATAATAATATAATGTCAGGTTATCAATATTTATTGAGTCTAGTTGTACCCAGCTTGAAACTTATGCCATTCGATTGAATTCTTGATCTGATACGTTCTATTGGATATCTGTTTTAGAATACTTTCAAGATAAACAATCATCACATCATAATATTCAATCTTCAATGATGATTCTGAAAGTTTCTCATCTGCATCCATATATTTTTGCATCGTATCTTTATCACGAATCTTCTTTGGAAAAGGATTTTCAACATAAACATCTGGATCAGCCTTTCCAGAAAAATATTCATATCTTTCGTGGCGAATATTTCTTTGTTGTTGTCGTGCCTTAGACCTCAGAAGAATGAGGTTGTTCATCAATTCGTGATATTTTGCGTGAAGCTGTGGAACTTTAAGTGATTCTTCGTGCATATTATCAATGTCGATCTTGGAATCTTCTTCCCACATCGACTGAATCATATCGAGATTAATCATTACCGTGGATCGCCAAGAGTTGGTTTGTTATCCAGTCTAACACCATTTTTGTCTGTGATCTCAAAAATCGTATACTTAAATGATACTTGAGCCGTAAAGTATGAATAGTCTTTTTCCGATGCATCAAACTCCAATGTTGTTAATGAAGTTGGAAAAATATCTTTGAATTTTACAAGAATGTTTGGTTGGAAATTACTATTCAGAATCTGTAGAGTTGCATCTGAAAATTCAAAATATCTTGGATCAGTAAAGTTAATATTTGGTATTTCTGAAAATGGATCGTCTCTTTTTAGATTGGGATATTGTTCAACTGATTCTGGATATCCAAGACCAGTGATCCATTTATAAATTGCAAGATAGTTCTCCATCTGTTCATCGATGAGAAATCGAAGAGTCAGATCATCATAGAGAACTTTATCACCAGGTACTGCAATGTCTTTTAAGTACGAAGGTTGAACTGCAGTTCCCATATTGATACCAGGGATATTTGCAGCTTGACAAAAGAAATCAACCTTTGGAGTCTTTGAAATAATAAATTTGAAACCAACAGGAGACATAAAGTTCCTATTGGATATCTGTCTAGCAAATGGTGTGGTGGACATTATGTGTTTTAGAAATATTTAGATAAAAAAAGAGGGGTCTTGCGACCCCTCAGCACTTCCTTCACACAAGAAGGATTGTATCACATCAGGTTGGTAACGGCAACACGTCTGTAGTAACGGTTGCTGTTGGTGGTCAGAGTACCGAGACCAGCGGTGGTGCCTTGTGAGAATGGGTTCTCGACCATACCATATCTGGTCTTGAAACCAATCTTGGGCTGGAAGGTGTCTTCGCCAACGGCACGTACCATCTGCAGAGGTACATATGGGCAATAGAACAGACCAGCGTCATAAGGCGAAGCGCCCTTATAACCGATAACGTAGTACTGAGTGGCAGCACTGTTAGCGGAATATGGGTCGATGTAGACACGGTACTTACCGTTGATAACACCAGCGAAGGTGTTGCCGGTATCGTCTACGTTCAGGTTAGCGTTGAGGGCAGGGGTGTAATCCAGAACACCAGCCATTGTCAGAGCTGAAGCAACGTCAGCGGAGCAAAGGATGATGTTGCCCTTTCCTCTACGAGTTCTCTGGGCGATAGCGTTGGCATCGCGCTCGATTTGGAACAGCAGACCCTTGAACTTTTCAACCGACCAACGACCGTTGGAGTCAACGTCAAGGTTGAAAGTACCAGCTTGAGCAGTGTTGACTTGAGCACCAGACTCAGCAACCTTATAGATGGTACGGATAACTTCTCTGTTGATCTCAGCGAGGATCTCAGTGGAGAGAATGTTAGCCAGTTCAGCCTCAGCGTTCAGACCGTGAATGGCCTTGAGGTCTTGGGCGAGTTCCAGTGAGTACTCAGCCTTCAGGGCACGTGACTTAGCAGTTACGGTAACCTTCTCGATCGAGAAAGCCATTTCGTTGAACTGCTGAGCGGCAGTCGAACCGAGGTTCTCAGCGTCATCGGTTCTCATACCCTCACCTACGCTGTAGGCAGCCTGGTTAGCAGTGCTGTTAGGGTTGAGGAGACCAGGGTTGCTACCAGATTGGTTGGTAGTACCCAGACCAACGGAACCATCTACGAAACCGTTGGTGTTGTTGAAGGCAGAAGACTGACCAGCGAAAGCGGTGTTAGGCTCGTTGAACAGAGCTTCAGTACCCTTTCTGCGATCGGCATCGGTGCCATCAACATAACGTGAACGCATCGCAAAGATGAGTCCAGTTGGGGCGTTCATTGGTTGTACGCCAGCCAGGTCATAAGCGACCAGGTTAGGCATTGAACGTCTGATCAGAGAGATCAGAACGGGGTCGAAACCAGCAACAGGGCCACCAGGAGTAGCAGCACCGGTGTAACCACCGTTACCGACTGACATTGTTGGGGCTTCGGAAAGAAAAGACTTCTCTTCTTTCAGGAATCTTTCTTGGTTCTCGAGCAGGACAGCGGTTACCGCTTTACGATGGGAATCCCGAATAGGATCAAGCCCCTCGTGGTTGAGGAGGGGAGCCCACTTCTCCTGCAGATGCTCGGCGTGGAACATTTGCGTTTACCTTTTGTAGTGTGTTTGTTTACTTTATAATGTTAAGTTCACTTTTGAACTGACTTGGACAGTACCTGCATATAAGCAGCCATCACGTCAGAAACGGATTGGTCAGCTGATTCAGTCAGGACTTCCGACTCACTTCTCTTTGGACTAGCCTTGAAATATGACTCTTTCAGAGTCATCAGCTTTTCCTTATAAGATTCTTCACTTTCAAACTCAACACCTTCGGCAAGTGAAGCGAGCTTGTCTTTCTGAGTGGTCGTCAGACCTTCAGCGACATCGGAAAGGATACCATCAGCAACCGACTCTGCGAGACGCTTGTTGAGGGAGATATTTCTTTCGATTTGCTCGTTGAGTTTTGTCTCCATTTCGTCAAGTTTTTCTACCATACTCTCAACTACATCGTATCTATCTTCAGGGATTGTTACATAATGTTCTTCAAAAAGACCTCTCATACCAGCAAGGAATGATTCGGTCATTTCGGTCTTCAGACCTTGTTCAATCTGAAGGGCATTTTCAGTTACCCACTCATCGGCAACGTACTCCAGATAGGAGTCAACACGCTCGACGAGTTCGACCTTCATTGCTTCAACTTCTTCGATAAGTTGAGCTTCATAACGGGCTTCGAGAGCCTCTCTGATTTCAACAACTTTTGATTTCAGAGCAGCTTCGAAAATGGTTTTTGCTTTATCTCTGAACTCTTCGGAAAGTTCTTCGCCACCGAGGAGAGCATTTACATCTTCCTCTACATCTACTTCATCAGAAACCTCTGGAAGCTCTTCAGCATCCTCTTCGGTTTCAATCAGTTCCTCTTCAGCTTCTTCCGATTCGGCAATGATTTCCTCTTCGGTTTCTACTTCTTCCTTTCTGGCCATAACGCCTTTTACGGAAGCGAGGTTTCTGGCGTGAGCACCATCTGGAACACCAGCGGCACTAGCAGTACCAAGTTTAGCTGAATCGTCATCGGGACGATAGTTTTCTGGAGTTGGGCCACCGAGATCTTCATAACTTACGCCAGCCATGGTTTGCATTTTTTCAGCAGGCTTAGCACCTCTGGTTACGGCGTTCTCCATTTCTTGTAAATTTTTCCCACGGGACATTTGAACTCTCCGATTTTACCTTGTAATAAACTATATTTATTTATAAATTAGAGATTTGCTAAGAAATCTTGGAACAGATTAAGTTTCTGTTCATCCAATCTTTTTTGATCTACAAGAGTATTGATTCTCTTGTAGGTTTTATGGGCCATTCTTTCACGAAGAATACCACCATCCCAGATCCATTCTTTACCTTCCATAATGCCATTTACAAAGGCATCAGGGGCAGATGGATCAGCAACGATGTCAGCAGCTGTAGCAAGAGTAAAGTCCTCTCCTACAACACTGTACCCTTCGTTTGTTGGTTGCAGTGAACCAACACCTCTTGAAGAAACTCCAAGTTTTACACCTTCTCCAAGCAGGGAAGCTGCAATTTTACCCATTGGAGTTGACTCAAGAATTTTAGCCTTGCCAATAAAGTTTGTTCCTTCTTGACGAAGTGAACAAATTTTATGGGAAACACGGTCAAGATTGACGGTTGGGCCATCGGGGTGACCGAGTTCACCAAGAGCACGACCTTTCATCACAAAGTTTTCGTTGTATCTTTGTACTTCACGAGCTAACGTTTGTACTGGATACATTCTTCCATTACGGTTTGTGATACCGCCTTGGAGAAAAACACCCTCAATAAAGAGGCTCTTTTTACCGTTGTTAGATTCAACGATAACATCTACGTTTTCGATTTCTTCTGTGATGAGTTTCATCAGCCTTGTCCTGAAAGTTGTACTTGTTGTGCGTATAATTTTCCTGTTCCAGCATCAGTTCTGGCAGCAACAACAAGAGTTTTTCTTGCATATGCAGAACTAAAATCTGCATTAGCTGCTGTCAGTGCTCTGCTGTCGTGATCAATTGTCATTCTTGATGAAAAGTATCCGTCGAGACCAGCACTGTTATCAACTGAAACTACTTTTCCAGTTGTGTTAAAACCAGTAACTCCAGTAACTCCACTAATTGTTACAACATCATCAACTTGGAATGGGCATCCAGTTCCTTCTTGGAAGGTGATAATTGATGCAGATGCAGTTACGATACCTTGAACTCTTCCAGAGGCAGGCACAATAGCCAAGGTTGCAGAAGTCCCAGCGGGAACAAAATAATCTGCAGTCGTTGCAACAGCTGTAGTTCCAATCGCAACGTGAGCGTTTGCTGTTACAGCAACAACTCTTAACGTATCGGATTGAACTGCAAACTGAGTTGATTGTGCAGATGTTGTGCTGGTATTAAAACTAATACCATTACCAACCGGTGAATGTGCCATTACTCGTCCTCGTCTGTTACGTAATCATCAATTTCACCAGAATTTTCATCATACTCATTCTCTTCTGCATCATCATATTCTTCCTCATCATCAGTTAAACCAAACATAGCGTCAGCTACATATGGTCTTGCATATTCAATTCTTTCTGCAGTTTTGGCATAAAGAACGTTTTTGATTGCATCACTAATTTCAGACGGAGATTCGTCAGCAATCATCAAATCCATTAGTTCATCCATAAGATAAAAATTTATACCTATCTTTTATTTATATTTCCCCACCCTTAGGTTCTGGATTCGCCGGTGCTTGCATTGCACTCGTATCCATTTCCATATCTTGTGGGATATTGCCCATACCACCAGTGGCTTGAGCCGCTTGAGTTGCCAACATCATTTCTTCTTCTGAAGGCGGAATGACACCAGCTTCTTTTTCTGCAGCCATCTGAAGATCTTGTTCTAAGATCTCAACGTCAGTTTGTCTGAGAATCTTACGACGAACATAATCCACAGAAAAATATTTTCCGATATATGGATCTGCAGTCGCAAGAAGACCAAGACGTTCTTGCATCAGTTCAGCGTCCTTAAGTTCAGAGAAATGATTGTCGTAAAGGTAATCATATTGAATATGATCACTCATATACTCCCACTCTTCAGGAGTAATGACATTTTTTAGAATGAGTTGAGTTCTCAGAATATCGTGAAACAGATTACTGAATCTCTTTCTCATTCTTCCAACAAACTTAGTAAACTTAAGTTCGTCACGAAGAATTTCAGAAGAACGACCTAAACTAAATCCATTGTCAATGTTCATTCTTG